CCAACTTTAAGCGGCGGGCGAGACGACGTACGATACAATAAATGCCGAGACGGTACGGCGCGAACTCAATACCCAGGCCCGGCTTCAGAGAGCCGGACATGGTACTCAACGGAAAGGGATCCGATGACAGTGGGTTGTGCGGGGGCAGCAGCGACCATGGAACGGTCAACAGCAATGATGGTCAAGGGATGACCAGAACGAATAGCGGTTTGCTTCAAGTCCCATTCGAGACCAGGCACACCGATAGACAATCGGTTTTCATCACCTGCAGGTGAGTCAGCGGGATGAAACACGACGGTATGAGAACGACCACTTTGACTATCAGTGGTCACCTCGTGTAAAAAGGGAATGCCGGAAATGCCGGCACGGTTAGTAGGCGTCGCGGCCAGGGAACGAAACAAACCAAAACGGACAACATAATCGGCAGCCTCGGTGATATTAGCCGTTATGACGACTTTCGTCACGACGACAGAATTGAAGGCTGCCTTGAAAGATTGGAGCAGAAGATTGTTACCGGGGTCAGTGACCTCGGCCCAGGTGTTAGAACTAATGTTATTACTGGTAATTCGAAAGACGGCTTGAGACATGATAAGGCTAAAGAAAGAGAGAGAGTTAAATTTTAAAGGTCATCGCACGTCACCATTATAGATGCGCAATGCAATGAGTGGGAGAAATAAACACGCCGATGGTGCAAGGCGGCACGCAAAGGAGGTCGGGCAAAACGACTACGGGAAGAGACGTGATCGCGGTGAAACGAGTTTTGAGTTCGTCAGCAGTGCAACCGCGGAATGCGTGATAAAACCGGGCCGGTCGCCCTGGAGCCAATTTCTTCGCGACCGCAACAGCACAATCGGTGCGTGAATCAATGGTGAGCACGTGCGGCGCATCAGGTGTGCTCATCCGCATGAAAAAGCGACGATTACGAAGATGCGCGACTAATCTTAAAACGATGTGCACATCATCATTAGAAAAATCCGGATAAGCGACCCGGAGCACAGGGCGGAGTTGATACTGCACATCGGCTGGGTAGACAGTCGCACGCGACACGTAAGATTGGAACAGCTCGTCGGCCGCGACGTTGGAATCATTCACACGACAAAAGTGTTTGGAAACAGCGCGAACAGGATCGACGAAAAAGCCTTGACGAAAAATAAACCGGCCGGCATGGTATGGCGGTGCGTTGAATGATTGCTTCAAAACGACGGATGCAACCCCGGGCAAGATGGCGAGCGGGTGTGGCGTGAGCACATCAAGATCGCCAATGAAATCATCGCCTTTCTCAATGCCGTTAATGCGCGGTGCCTCAACATAAAAACACGCGAAAACGCACGAGAATTGGAAGAAGTTCCGAATGAGTGTGAACGGGTCACCAGACGGCAGGTTGAACGAGATGGACCCCTTGTACAACGACGGTTCCGCTTGAGAAATGACGGTGAATTGGGATGCATGCAAAAAATAGAGCTCCGCGAGATCAGGCGGAAACCCTATGAATTCAAGCCACATGCAGAAGGCCAAAACGATTTCAGCGGTGTGCGAAGAGTCCTGTTTGGTGACGTCAATCTGCACGTTGCGTTCGCAAAAGGCATCGAGCAGACCAAGCCGCCGGCAAAGCTCAGAAAGTTCATCGTCGCTGTAACCGATGTCGGCAATCCAGCCGTCACGCAGGAATTCACGCGTCCGCTGATACACGGCAAGTGCGGGCGGGCCGTAGAGTGCACCATAAGATGCTTCATTCGCGATAATCTGCTGCCCGTAATTGATGGCGGCAGCATAACCTGGCGTCGCTTTGAATTTCGTCTGCTGTTTCAAGAAGGAATGAAACGTGACACTTTTCTGCGTGGCACCGAACGGTTCGTCGGCGAGTCTCTGCAGAAAGGACGGGGCACGAGTGGCAAGCCAGCGAATAGAGAAATCTTCCAACCCGACATATGTGAACTTTTCCAGATCAACAAACGAATGGACATAACGCTTGAAAATGAGCGTTGCGTCGACAAAGACGTTGCCGGGGGTCACGAAAGTCTTCGATGTTGCCAATTGACGTGTGAGAATATTCCGCAGGTCTTCAAACCGACTTTGCGAAACCTGTACGTCGGCGAGCTTGTGCGATTCATCAAACGCATTACGCATGTCAGTGCGCGTGGTCGGCGCTGCTAACTCGCCAATGGTTCGCAAACGAGCCGTAAAAGGTTCGAAAAAATCGATCGCGTGCTCGTGGTCTTTTGCGAGGTCGAAGTTTGTGCGACTGTAAATCCAACCTTGAACTTCAGTGTCAGACGGCGGGGTGGAATGCTCTGGTGCGAGGCGAACCGGCAATTCGAAATCGGGGTTGCTGGAGGTGAGTGTTTCGCCAGTGGTGACGCTGGAGAGAATCGGCAATCCGCAAAATTCGACGGCAGGTGTGCTGAGCGCACGCAAACGAGGGGCGACATCGAGATCGAACGGGAACGTCTGACGCTGCCCGAGCAAACGTTGCTCGCGAAGGCCGCGAACGACGGTCGGGTCGACGAGCGGGAAATACGTCAAGGCACGGGTGAATTGAGCCGGTTGTCCGTAAAAGATGAACCACTGAGTGTGACGTGAGAGCGCGACAGTCATGGCGCCGCGATTGGCGTGCAACCAATTTCCAGAATCATAACCAGGCGGGGCGGAGAGCAGATGACGTGTAGGCCGACAACCTTGTGCTTGTCCGATCGAATGCGTCGCAGCAGGATGAGCGGCGACGTCCTTGCGATACCGGGTGACGAGCGGCGCAGGCGGAATCGGGTGGTCGGGGTGGAGCACGAAGAGACTGCGCATGACACTGGAGCGCGTTTGAAAAACGGTCCCTTCGTCACAGTCGCGGTTGAGAACACGGTTAATGGCAACCATGGCGTCACCCGGGACGGAGTTAGAAACCGACAAGTTGATGCGTCGCCTCGAAAAGATCGGATCGTCAACCGGCACGCGTGCGATGTCAGCGTCGTGCACTTGGTCAGGGTCGCCGAGTGCAATGGTGGGTATTCCGCGGAAATGCCCGAGCCGCAACCAGTGTTCGAGATGTTCCCGTCCAAACGTGTACGCTTCGTCGATGATCAAAACATCGGCGCGACGATTACCCGGCAACGCATGCTGCGTGAGCACGGAGCAACGCGTACCGCGGACGTGCTCAATCCATTCACGTTTGAGCTGAGAACCGGGGACGACGACGATAGCGCTCAGACGACGCGAACGTAAAAAAGTTCGCACAACTGACGATTTGGCCGAACCCGGAACGCCAGAAAGCGTAAAATGTGGCAACCGGAAAGAATCGCTGCGCGTGGAACGGTGTGCAAAGAACTGTGCGATATGCGCGTTAAGGCCGGTGAGGACTCGTAGTACCTCGGCTTCTGGGAGAACGCGTGCGAGCTCTGGGAAGTTCAAATCGAGACAGATTTCACCAACGCTCCGGGCAGGGCGTGTGACCCTCGGGGCAGGCGGGGCGTCAAAAGCCATGTCCAAAAGATGCACAAGACCGCTGTCAGGCGCATCCATGGCCCAGGTCGGTTGTGCGAAGCGCTGAGCAAGAGCAGCGGCGTCCGGCAAATCAGCGTGAAATCTCCGAGAAGCGTTAGATTGGACCTCACGCGCTGGGTAGATTGGCTCTTCAGGCAAGAAACGTGAAGCCGTCCACACGTTCCGTATGATGTCAGCTGGGACATCAACAACGCGAACGGGCAATTCTTCGCCAGCAGCGTCGAGCGGGATCTGGAAAGCATTGACGAGTGGTCCAGGAGGCGGGGGGATCGACATGTCACGGACGGTCGGGACACTACTGGTCACACTACTTTGCTCGTTTTCGACGTGTTCATGGTCATCGGGAGCAACGACGGAGGGCGAAGGCGTCCGATATTCAAGCGTGGACGGGGAGGAGGGCCGAGAAAGCACGACATCGTGACGTTCCATCCAATTGACGATCTGGCCGGTGGTCGCCTCGCTAGGTAAGAACGTCCAGTCATCGGTGGCATCGTCAGGTAGCGGAATGTCGGCTTCAAAGAGCCCCTCGTGGCGAACCACGAGTGGGACGGCCACGGGCGGCGGGTGAAGTTGTTCGTCCCGGTCGAAGACGCGTCGGGTCGCAATGCGAGCAAGACGTGTGACGAATGTTCCGCCGGCAAAGGCGGCGTCACGAACGTAGCGCGCACCGAGGGCGATGTCATCAACAGCGTCATCAACTGTGGCATTCATGCGCTCACGCAAGGTGTCGTCATTGATTAGCCGGTAAGCGGAACGGCCGAAGTAGGGTGCTTCGACTTCGCCGTGAAACAGCGCGTTGCCGAAGACGCGGTCCAAAAATCTCTCTGGCAACCGGGGTGCGAGAGCGGAGATGCGTCGGGACAATCTGAACGTGCACAAATCGACCAGGTACTGAGGGTAGCGTACCCAAAGGCTGCCATGACGTCTCCATTCAGCGCGCAAAGAACTCTGCAAAGCAGGCACGGAGTGCTGAAAATCGAGCGTGAGGAGATTGTTAGCGAGCAAGGCATGTCCGACGAGCGAATAAAATTCGTCGATCTCGAGGTCCCAACGGTTTTCAATGATAACATCCCCAATCCGAACTTCGCCCAACTGACCCCGAAGCTTGTTTGCGACGGGAATGAAGTTGGCTTTCCCTGGCTCGATCGTAGAAACGAAGGAAACGAGGGCACGGAAACGTCGGGCGGGCACAGTGAAGGACGAACGTTGCGAATCCTCGTCGCGCCACTCAGGTCGGAGCATTGGCAAGACGACAAACTCGTCGTGGTTGATGCGGAACTGGGTCGGCATGACCTCCTGGCGGCCGGGCGAGAAACGCACTTCAAAACAGTACGTACTGCCGAAACGCCGCAACTCCTCGAGAGAGACATGATAACCGTCGATCCGTGGCATCGGTCGACACCAACTGAGCACGCGCCGGAGATCGTTGGAATAACCAGGACTGGCTGCGTTATCGAAATACATCTGCAACCGGTCGCCTTCGCGTTCGTACCGAAAACCATTGACCTCATCGATTTGCCGGGTGACGGAACGGTCAAGGAAAGTGACTGGCAGATTGACGAGGACAAAAGCCGTATGCACCTCCGATTGGATGCATTGAACGGCGAAGTCGGTGAAGTCGATGTCCTGTGTGGAAAACGCCGCAACGAGCACCGGAGCTCCGCTGGAATGGCAGTCTTCGAACCGAGAGCGGTGATTCAACTGTTGAAACACGCGAGTAGCCGCTTGACCGTATGCGTGGTTGTGCCGATAATGATCACGCCCGGTCAATTCCGGCCCGTCGTTGTGGACGAGCCTCGGGAAGGCGGCGGCCTGAGCGGGGGAAAGACCAACCCCGCGCACATCTTCGTCTGGGAAGCGTCGATGCACCTGATCAGCCAAATAGCTGAACAAGGCGAAACGAGATGCTTGGGCGGGGCCGTGAGGGTGAGTAGAACTGACGACCTGAACTCGGAAATCGGGGAACGCATCAAACAGCTCCTGATGCTGACGCGGCGTGATGTTGGACGCAACGCGAAGTTGGGGCAGGACGGCACGAGCAGCGACGGCGGCATTGAATGATGCGAGCGCCTGGGCGGAAATCGCACGATTGATGGCATTCGTGTCATCGAAAACGCGAAAGTCTTTGCGAGCCCGTTCGAGAAAAAGATCGTGCTTGATCGGTACGGGTTGTGCCAACTGTGCCAATTGACCGACGGCAGCGAGTCGAACGGCATCGAGCAAGGGGTACGGTCGACGCGGACGCGGTCGACGTTGCGCGCAACGATAGACGCGGCGGGGGCTGTGCATGCAATTGTAATCTTGAAAATACCATTGCACCAGCCGAAGCGTCGGGAGGACGAACGGCGCAACGGAACCAACATCAGACAAAACCGATGAGACAGTGAGCCCGACGCGACCAAGGTCCTCCAGGAGCGAAGCGATCAGGTGGCCACCGGGGATGTCAGACAAGAGCCCGTGATCGAAAGGGAGTCCATCATGGGGGAGGGGCATACCTGGCGGCAAGACGGGTCCCGGCATCCATGGCTCCCACAGGCCGTGTGCCACAAGCCACTGAATCACCCAAGAAGTACCTTCAGGGGACGGGAGCACGAGGTCAGGGGGCACCACCGGGGACGGCACACCGACAGGTAGAATGTCAGGCAAAGCCAAGCCGGGAAAAATCTTGGAAATTTCATCGATAAACCAGCCCGGGAGAGATGACAAATGCGAAGAGTCAAGTGCGTGGACGGGCGGGCCTGGGTCATGCGCCGCGACATAATCGCGAACAGCACTCCAGACGAGATCGGTGCCGAGATAGCCGAGCAGATTGGGGTCGACAGCGACGTCGACGTTGGCAAGCCTTTCGTCCGGTTCATGACCAACCGTACGTTCACGTTGACGAAGGAACACCAAGAGGTCTTGGCAGGAAAGGGCGCCGGGTGGTTGCTCATCAGGCAAGCCGAGATCACGGAGAAACTTGGGCAACCGCGACTTACAAGAGGCGAGGTGCAAATCACCGTCAGCCTGCTCGGTCATGACCGTCCAGTAATCGGATGTTCGGGGGTCAGATATATGCTCCTCGAGAAGATCGGCGAGTGTGGACGTGAGCATACCGCCGGAGTCAGGGTCAAGCAGACCGGCTTTAGCTTGCAGATAGCCAGAACCGACCCAAGGTGCCGCAGACCAACAGATACCAGGAGCGCGGACGTAAGTATCACGCGCGGGGGTTGGTGGGAGAGGAGGATCTCGCATACCAAGTGCATAGGCCAGCTCATCGACGTCGAGGAAAAGAATTTCCGCGAAATCGGCCTTAGACGGGGGAGTGAAGACAGTCTCAATAGCTTCGGCGATTTCGCGCTCAATGAAGAACTGGGTATAATCAGTTTCAATCAAGAGCTCGATGCCGCTGGTACGTCGCTCGCGCTGACGTAGCCGTCGCAACTGTGAAGGTGTAGTTCGAGTGCGCTTGGAATTTCGGAGTCGACGCCAGCGCACAGCGTCGACCGCGGCAGCGATCTGGTGGTATGGGTAGATATGCATCCCGACGGGGGTAATTCCGGCGGGAGG